CACGATGATTGTGGCGATGATTGCCGTCAACGCCCAGAACCAGATCGCTCGCTTCACTTTGCCCTTGTCTGAATCTTGCGCTTGACGACCGCCTGCTCAATCGACGGCTGATCTTTGCCAAACCATTGCACGAAGTCATCAAGATCCAACACGATCATTGTTCGACGTTTGCCGCCCGCTCCTGGCGAGTCTCCGACCACGAGCGCCGCCAATTGATCGCCCTTCACGGGGATGCTGCGCAACCAACCATCAAGGCGCTCTGGATAAGATTTACCCACCTTGCATTGAACCGCGATCCATTCGTTGGCAACATCTTGTTTGCCGCCGAACTGTCCCACCCGTGCTGCGCCCATTCGTTTAGCAATCTCTCGCTCGAACGCATTCCCTCGTGATCGTGCGGTGCGACCTCGACGGCTGCGCTCTGCATTCTGTCGATCAATGTCCAATTCGCTGTGCTGACTCATCGCCAGCACCCACGATGCGCCCACGAATACCAAGAGGTTTTACCCTTGAGGTATTGAATACGCTGAACGCGCAACGCCTGTTTGCCGTCGCTGACCATCTCTGAGCAAATGAAACACGGCACAATCGACCACGCTGTGGCGTTCTCTTTAGTTCCCGCAGTCTTCGCAGACTTCTTCGCCGCCATTGTGTGCTCCCCCTTCCAACATTGCGCTCAGTCGATGAATCATTCCCATCACGGCATCTTCCTGTGTGTCTGCCTCGCAAGCGATCTCGCCGCCGTCACGGTCAACGATCACAACCACCCACGTCTCGTGTTCTGTCTTCAAGATCTCCTTGTATTCGTAGCCACACATTGCTGCCCATTGCACCAGATCCGAATACGTCATCACATCCCTCGCAATCTATAGCCGCGAGCCGTTCGCTCACGCTTGACGATCGTGCCTTTTTCGGCAAGATCCTTCAAAGAATTCTGTGCCGTTGTCACCGACACGCCCATCATTTCCGCGATCTCTCGCACCGTTGGCGCGTAACCGTTATCGCGCACAAAGTGCCGAATCGTGGCAATCAACTGATCGTGCTTTTCTATCATCGTCCCCTCCAGATATTGATCTTCGTAAGCGGCACTCTTCGCGTTGCGACAAAGGCATCGTAGCCCAGTTCCCACGCCTCATCTGCAGGCATCCACCCAATCACATCGACTTGGCGAAAGTCAGTCTCGGGGATGGGGTATGCCACGAAGATCACCTTGCCTTGCCCAAGATCTTTCTGACGGACGCAGAGCCCGTTATTCGGATTGCGAATACGGCGCACCTCAATGTTCTCGCCCACATCAGGCTCATTCTTGTGCTGATGATGCTCTGATCGATGCCAGACCTTGCCGTGCCATTTGAGCCGTGTGCTCTGAGCAACAGCCGCCTCAGCGCACGCTGCCGCAAAGGATGCCGTGGCATCGTCTTCCATCAGATCACGGATGTAGTACGGCATATCGCCTACGCCGTGCATTTGTGCATTGCGACCATCGCCGACATTGCGCGCCTCGGCGTACTCTGCATCCGTCAAAGAGACCAGCACGCCGCGCGTTTGGTACTCAATTGCCGTCTGTGTCACGGTGGTCATTCTCTGCCTCGTTTCATCAAAATCTCTCCAACTCTCATTGGCTGAGTATTAAGAGAAGAATAATCTTTTCTTCTCTTCTCTCCTCTATTCTCCTCTGGAGCGTTCTGATTTCGTTCCAATTCCGTTCCGTGTGCGTTCTGGAACCGTTCCTTTCGCGTCCGTGCCGTGGGGTCAGCCTGATGCTTTGCCCAATTCGTCACGATGATGGAACCGTTGTCCGTCTTCGTCAATAGCCCAAGATCGAGCAGACGCTTCAGGTGCCGAACATCTGCCACGCCGCCCACGCACGCCTTGAAGTGCGCATCGTTCACGAATTCACCCTTAGGCGTTTGGTGATACGCCTCGAACAGCGCCGCGTCCCAAAGAACGTACGCCTCTGCTCCCTTCGGTTGCGCCAAGAGATCCACAATCTTCGGATCTTTGAGCGTCCCTGTGTCTTTCTTGATCCACGCCATCTTGCCTCCTATGCTCCTCTGCTTCGTCGTGGCATATCCCCAGATCGCTCAGGAGCCGTCCTGCTCTCTAGGGGGCGTCCCAATGACTCCCCACGCTCAAACTGTCTGCCTCGTCGCCCTAGCGACCCCTCACGAGCATTGCTGCTCGACGCTCTCGCGTAGGGGGCGGGATGGGTGAGACAGCACCCACCCCGCCGTAGTCGTGCGCCGATGCTCAGAACGGGATTTCCTCTGCCAGAAGATCCTCAGGCACCATCTTTGGCTTCGGTGCATCTTGAGCGGCGATCCATTTGATGCTCGGCTTGTCCTTGCACCAACCGCCGTCGCTCGTCTTGTGACTTGCCGCCCAGAAGGGTGCATAGGGCTTGCCGCTCATCTTGCTTACCCCACCTGCCTTGAGACTCCACGCCTCGCCGTGTGAGCATTCATCCTCGCCCACACTCTGCGCGAACAGCATTGCCGCCTTTGCGACGATCACATCGTCATTCGACAAACCCTGCTTCGGCTCCAACTCCTGCTTCACCACGGGCGCAACGTGCGCCGTCGGTGCGCTCTTGTCTGGGCTATACAAACTCCGCCCCACACCAATCTGCGCAGCGCAGCGCCGAAGCGCATCGCTCGCCGCCGACTTCAGCGGCTCGTCGTCCTGCGCCGAGTTTGGATACCCGAAGTCTTGGCGTGCGGTGTGTTTCTCATTGATCACAATCGCCAACGTGCCGTGTACGACGTTGCGCGCCGCGTCCGCCACTTTCACCTCGAATTGCCAATTCTCAATGCCCAACACATCGTCAAGCCGCTGTGCAACAGCACGAGCGTCTGCGTATGTGAACACCAGACCCGCCCGCCCTGGGCGCGTCTTGAGATCCTTAGCGTCAAATGGCGCAGCGAGCGCCTCTGCTGTTGTCCTATTCACCGTCTGCCTCCTTTTTGAATCTGAACACTCGCGCGCCAGGAACTTCCCGCGTCGCTTCGTCGATAACGTCCTGTGGCACCGTCCACTTCGCTAGAATCTGGGCATAGTCCACCTTTCTGGATGGTTTGTTTTGTTTCCACGTCGCGCTCCATCCTGCGCCAACGATGCCTGCATTCTCGCCAATCGCTTCTTTCAGCGACACGGCGAGATTCTGCAATTCTTGATCGAGCAACTTCGCCTCGTATTGCTTCTCTGCGTACAGCGCAGCGATGCGCTCAATGCCGTCCGTTGCCTGTGCGTACTCGTCTTGTCCGTTCCACGGCATCACCGCTGCAAGCGCGTCAGAGTCTTCACCCTGCAACGGCGGCGGTGTCTGCGTTGCGAGCGCCTCTCTGAACGCAAGCGCCTTCTGGTACAGTTGCGTTTGGTATTCGATATCGGCGTTCACACGCTCGATACGAAACACCAAACCGCCCAACAGCACCGCAACATCAACCCACGGTGCGGCTGTCACGAACATCTGCCATTGCACCTGTGCCACGACCTCTGGCGGTACGGGGTACAGGCTCCAACGTGGCGATGCTGAGGTCTTGATTTCCACCAGACCGTTCTCGCCTACGATGGTGCGATCAAGCGATGCCATTGCCCACGGAATCTCTTTGATTCGCACGATGCCATTGCTTCGCTTGAGATCGCGTCCAGTCTCCATCTCGTAGAACGCCGCGACGGTGCTCTCAAGCAGAATGCCTCGCACCGCTGCCGCCCCTACGGGAGCGGGTTCGTATTTGCCGCTCTTCTCTGCCCACAATTGGTAGGGCGTTTTGTACGGCGACAGCCCTGCGATAATCGCAGCCTCTGTTGCCGTGATGCCCTCTTTACGCAACGCAAACCATTCTGGTGAGCGCTGTTCAGCCTTCAGAAACTCGTACTGTTTAGCCATTTTTCTCCCCCTTCTTTCTGTCTTTCTTTGCGAACCCGTCGCCGTTGTACACGATGACAGGCGCGGAATACACCATCCGCATCCATTTGCCGCATTGCGCGCAACGCGGGTTGAACGTCTTCTGCATCGAGTGCGTGTGCTCTTCCCGCGCACCGCATTCGTTGCAGCGATATTGGTAGACAGGCATTAGCCGAAGATCCCGAAGAAGATAACCACAAGGAACCAGAGCGCGATGACGGCGGT